ACGCATTTTTGGCGGTTTAATCGTTTTTATTTTCCCTTTTTTGTCTGTGTAGAAATGGTTGTACAGGAGATTTAAAATGGATTTAGGTAGTGATACCTTCTGGGGACCGAACAAATCGAACATCCCGAGATTATCGTGTGTTATCAATGGCTTGCGCGTTCTTTTTGGGCAAAAAAATACAGAACATTACGAACATTAGCCTATATCAATGACTTAGCCCCACAATTAACAGTCTATCTCTCCTTTTTTGCCCCCCAAAACACTGACATAGACAGTACATTCTACCCGTAACCTGTTGTTATTCGGTAATGTTCTGTAAATACGCCTCCCACTGCGAAATATAACTGGTACAACACGTTATGTGGAACACATAACGAAAAGCGGGTTTTCGACCCCATAAAAATAGACCGTAGAAACTAGACAGTGAAATATAGACAGGGGATAATAGACAGACTATTGACGGCAGCATGAATAGACCGTAGAAACTAGACAGTGAAATATAGACAGAGGATAATAGACATGACAAATCCCGACGACCTGAAGCAACGCCTTCGCGCCTCCTACGGCACATCGTGTTACCTATGCGGAGCGCAGCGCCCGAAGCTAGATGATGTGGTGGTGCTGCTGTTCAACCCGATCCGCGATACCGTGGAGACTGAAGACAACACGTATCTGTGCTGCAAGACCTGCGCCCCCAAGATACGGAACCGCCCCCTTGGTGCCTACGCTACTGAACAGCGGGCGCGTGCCGTGGCCGAAGCCGCGCGGCTGGCGCAGATAGAGTTGTGGCATGGTGTGGGTCAGCGGCGCAGCCCGCTACCCGACAGGCGCGTGGTGTCTGCCGAGGAGCCACGGCTAATGGACAAGTATGGTGCTGAAGACTTCGCCGATATGCTAGTATCCGCCAAAGCATCGGGACTGCAGAAAGCCGTAGTCATGCCGATCTACGCCGAGGCCCATAGCGTCGACACCCCAACATCTAACAGGGCAGTTCGGTTCTTCGAGATGGTACATGCCACTTACACCGCGACGATACCAAGTCGTTATGCGTAACGCATAACGGCCCGAGCTTCCCGCCGGGCTATGCCACGGCAACGCGCTTCCCGCTGCGATATTGGAACTGGTGCAAAGGCCCGCGCGTTATGCGGACCGCATAACGGCCCGAGCTTCCCGCTGCGATATTGGAACTGGTGCAAAGCGCCAAACGGCGGGCGGCGGGCGGCGGGCGGCGGGGCGGCGCGAAAATCTGGACACAAAAAAGCCCCGCAGCCTTTCGGCTGCGGGGCTTGGTCGTTTTACTTGGCAAGGTCAGCGGCGGCGGTCAGCGCCTTGATCATTGCGGCATGATCAAATTTGACGGTCGGCTCGCCGTCCTTATCTTTCCGGACGGCACTAATCAACTTGGCCAATTCATCGGCAATTCGCGTGGACAATTTGCGCGGGGCATTTGCCTTGGCACCTTTCTTATCGCCGTCTGCCGCGCTGTCTGCAGCGCTTTCGGATTCGGTCAGATAGATTGCATACGCCGATTGTAACGTGCGAATCTTGCCGCCAATCAACTTAGACCAATCGGTCTTTGAAAGCGCCTTCCCATCAGCTTTGACCATCGCCTTTCCGGCAAGGTCATCATTGCGCAAGGCGGCGGTTACCGCTGCGGGGAATCCCTCTTGCGCGAGAAACTTGATTGCCTCAAAGCGGTCCGCGCGGTCCGCTTTCTTAGCGGTAGCGGCGGCAAAATCCGTGGCGATATCAAAGCCGCCAACGGTTAGCATATCGCCAAGGGCTTTCCGTCGCGCCGTCAACGTCGCGTCAGCCTTAAAGTATGCGGATGCGGCGTTGATCAAATCAGTAGGGGCAACGTTATTTGTAGGGGTGGCCATGGTGTTTTCCCTTTCAAGGAAGTATCAAACGGCGCTTTATTGCCCGCTGATTTCTAATGTATAGCACGATCTGACGCGTTTGTCCGGGTTTCAGCCCGTTTGACGCGCCTTTTGTCGTTATGTGGACCGCATAACGGGGGTTTTGGGTGGATTCGGTGGCATGGCGACCCCCACACGGGGGCGTCCCCCCTGCACGGGGACGGCGTGGCCTCCCTCTATACATACTATTCCCCGCAAACGACGCCATATCCTGACTGTTTCCGTAGGTTTTTGTCTGGCTTACCCACAAAATACACCCCCCACCCCCTATTGTTTTATGTACACAACGTGTTGTACCCACCCCCCTCAAAGGAAAAAACGCCAGAATGGGTCCCCCGTTTACAAGAGGCCCCCCGGTGCATTACAATGCGGGTTATCGGCGCCTATCGCGCTGCAACGCAGGAAACATCAGCCATGTCGCTGCACCTTAATATAGACGCGGACATCCCCGTGCCCGGCAAAGACGACGTCGCAGGCCAGCGGGATTTGCTACAGACGGCTCGAGCGGCGGCAAACGCGGCGCGCATGCTTGCGGACCACGGACTTGAGACGGATGCCACAGAGCGAGACATGCAGACGGCGGCCGCGCTGGCCACGCAGTACGCCAAAGACCCGATGGCCACGTCGGCCGCGGCCACGCCGGCAAGGATGGCACGGCTCACACCGGCTGCGCTGAAGATGACGGCTGATATCCTCAACCGGTTCGGACATGCGGTGGTGCAAGACTCCATCCAAGTGCGGCACATGGTGACCAACAAGCTGATCGACGAGACGGAGAACCCGGACCCACGCATCCGCCTGCGGGCGTTGGAGCTGCTGGGGAAGATCACCGACGTCGGGCTGTTCACGGAGCGCAGCGAGGTGACGGTCACGCACCAGACTACGGACGACATCCGCGAGAAGCTGCGTGCAAAGCTGAACGCCATGAAGAACGTGACCCCAGCGGGCCCCGACACCGACATCGACGACGCGGACATTATCGATGGTTGACACGACCCCGGCGTTCACTCAGATCGAGATAGACCTGTTGCTGGCCAACATAGACCATCTGGATGCGGGTGAGCTGGCAGAGCTGGAAGGGATAGTCAGCGATCTGGCAGAACGCCAGCGCCTGCAGACACTCCGCACGGACCTACTGGCGTTCTGCCAACACATGCAGTCCGACTACAAGATCGGTGCCCACCACAGGAAGCTGGCGGGGCTGCTGGAGGATATCGAGGCGCGCAGGAAAGACCGGATATGCGTCTCCGTGCCACCACGCCACGGTAAATCCCAGCTGGTGTCTATATACTACGCAGCGTGGTACTTGGGGCGGAACCCGTCGCACAAGGTGATGCTCGTGTCGCACACCACAGACCTCGCCGTAGATTTCGGCCGTAAGGTGCGGAACCTGATCAATAGCGAGGCGTTCCGGGAAGTGTTCCCGGACGTGAAGCTGGCGTCGGACTCCAAGTCCGCGGGGCGGTGGAACACGGACAAAGGGGGCGAGTTCTTTGCCGCAGGCGTTGGCTCGGCCTTGGCGGGCCGGGGCGCCCACCTGCTGCTGATCGACGACCCCCACTCGGAACAGGACGTGCTTAACGGCAACTATGGCGTGTTCATGAAGGCGTACGAGTGGTTCGCCTACGGCGCCAGAACACGCCTAATGCCCGGGGGTGCCGTGGCGGTTGTCCACACCAGATGGCATCAGTCGGACATGATCGGGCGGCTAATCGCGGACATGACCGCTAACGAGGGCGCAGATCAGTACGAGGTCTTCGAGTTCCCCGCGATCATGTCGGTCCCGGTTACGGACGACGACGGCAACGAGACCATCGTAGAGAAAGCGCTATGGCCGGAGTTCTTCGATCTGCCGGCGCTACGGCGCACAAAAGCATCAATGCCGGTGTTCCAGTGGAACGCGCAGTACCAACAGACCCCCACGGCGGAAGAAGCAGCGATCATCAAGCGCGAATGGTGGCGGTCGTGGGATAAGGAAGACCCGCCGACGTGCGAGTACGTGATCATGTCTCTCGATGCGGCGGCCGAGACAAACAACCGTGCCGACTTTACCTCGCTGACGACGTGGGGTGTGTTCAAGAATGAGCAGGAGAACTCGCACCAGATCATCCTGCTGAACGCCATAAAGCGGCGCCTTGAGTTCCCTGAACTGAAGCGCATGGCGATGGAGGAGTACACGGAGTGGAACCCGGACGCGTTCATCGTCGAGAAAAAGTCCGCCGGTACCGCCCTCTACCAAGAAATGCGCCGCGCGGGTATCCCTGTGCAGGAGTATACGCCGCACCGCGGCACGGGTGACAAAATGGCCCGCCTGAACTCGGTGGCCGACATCATATCGGCCGGGATGTGCTGGGTACCCGAGCGGCGCTGGGCCGAGGAGGTCGTGGAGGAGATCGCGGGGTTCCCGTTTATGGCCAACGATGACCACGTCGATACGTGCATAATGGCCCTGCTGAGGTTCCGCCAAGGGGGGTTTCTGCGCCTGCCTACAGACGAAGAAGACGACGAGTTGCCATATAGAGGCAAAGTAGACTACTATTAGCGAAACGCACGTTAGGAGCACCACATGGCCATTGAGAAACCGCTCGAGCCCTTTACCGAAGCATATATGACCGACGCCTTTGGTGCAGAGGACCCTGACGCACTCGAAGTCGAGATCGAGATGCCCCCCGGGGAAGCGGACGAAGACGGCAGTATCATCGTCGAGCTGGAGCTAGACGAGGACGGCGAGCTCATAGAAGACCCAGATCACGACGCGAACCTCGCGGACTTCATTGATGAGGACGTGCTGAGCAGCATGGCCAGCGAGCTCGTGACGTCGTTCGACTCCGACAGGATGTCGAGATCGGACTGGGCTAAGGCCTATGTCAAGGGGCTTGACCTGCTAGGTATGAAGATCGAGGAGCGCACCCAGCCATGGGAAGGCGCGTCCGGGGTGTTCCACCCGATGCTGACCGAGGCCGTGGTGCGGTTCCAAGCGCAGGCCATGGGTGAGTTGTTCCCCGCCTCTGGCCCGGTACGGACAAAGATCGTCGGCCAGCTGACACCAGAGAAGACAGAGCAGGCGCAGCGAGTACAGCAAGAACTGAACTACCAGCTGACCGAGCACATGCCCGAGTACCGCGAAGAGATGGAGCAGATGCTGTTCCGGCTACCGCTGGCGGGGTCTTCGTTCAAAAAGGTCTATTATGACCCGCTGCTCGAGCGTGCGGTGTCCGCGTTTGTGCCCGCCGAAGATTTCGTCGTGTCGTACGGCGCGTCGGACCTGCAGACATGTGAGCGCTATACGCACGTGATGAAGAAGACGCCGATCGAGATCATGAAGCTGCAGGCCGGGGGGTTCTACCGTGACGTGGAGCTACCGGAACCCACAGCGGACCTGTCCGACATCCAAGAGAAATACG